TGAGTCCGCAAAGCAAATTGTTGATGTAATGAGCGTAGGTACTATGTTAGGCACTATCAGTGCAATCCTGCCGCCTATATCTGCCATGTTTACTATTGTATGGGTAGGTATACGCATCTGGGAAACAGATACAGTACAGGGGTTTAGGAACAAGGACAAAGACTAAGGTATGTGGACTGCACTGATAGGACCTATTGCTGGACTCGCTAAGACTTGGATTAACAACAGGCACGAGCAGTCACAAGCCAAACACGTAGCTAAGATGGAAGTCATCAAAAACACAGCTACGTGGGAACAAGAGATGGCGGCGGCTAGTGCAACCTCGTGGAAAGACGAGTGGTTTACTGTGGTACTGTCAATGCCTCTGTTGGCTGTGTGTTACGGAGTTGCTATGGATGACTTGAGTATTATGCAGAGGGTAGGTATGGCTTTTGTTGAGCTAGACAAGCTACCTGATTACTACCAGTACTTGCTTTACGTAGCAGTCACGGCCAGCTTTGGCATACGTGGTGCTGACAAGCTGATGCAGATGAAGGGCGGTAAGTAACCTATGGCTAACGGAATGTTTGATGAAATAGGAGAAATGGACCTTTTTGATAAAGGTGTTCCTAGTACTCGTGGTGTTAGTACAGTTATTCGTGAAACAAGCTCTGTTAAAATACCAACTGATCTTTTGCTTGATACACCAAAACAAATTGAGTTTTTTATTGATTTTTCTAACCAGTTTGGAGACAAAATAGGCGGTAAAGGTGAAGCTGTAGGAGAATGGTTAAACGTCCTTGGTAGGTACGCTGTAGGTGACGCTGAGTTATCAGAACTAGAAGCAGTAGACGTTAGTGACCTGATGGACATTGAGGGGTTTAAAGACTACTACTACGGTATTGTTCCCCGTCCTCTAACTGAAGATACAGAAGAAAAAGACCCAAGGTTACTAGAGGCTATTCAAACGTACGGCCAAGAAGCTGTTGATGATGCTCTTGCTAAAATACAAGAACTTGAAGATATTTTAGGAAAAGCTATAGATGATCCTTTTGGCACGTTAGAAGGAATTATTACTTCTACTGCTTCTGGTACTCGCTCGTGCTCTAGCATGGGGCCAGAAGATTGGGTGCTTGATTGCGTAACTGTTGGCGTAACTCTTCCGTTTCCACTCCCATTGCCCGGACCTCTAGGTGGTATATTTAAAGGCGCTACTGTAAGAGACGTAGTAGAAACAGTGCAAAATGCTGGACACGAAATTGGTAAAGTTTTAAGTGGTGAAACCTCTGTTGAAGAAGTTTTAAATGACTTAGGCGAGTGGATTGGAGAAAAGGTACAAGGTGTTTTAGGCGATGATGAAAAGGGAACTATTACTATTGAGTCTGTACTAGGCGCAATAGGAGGCTTTTTACCTAACGTTGCCGCTGGCGTCATTTGGAGTACGTTCCAAAATAAAATTGAAAACAAAATAGGTCTTCCTATCTTACTCACCACTGAAGACGGAACAGAAGATTCTAGGTGCAGAGACGCAAAAGGAAACCTGACTCCTTGGGGAGAACGTAATCCAGCATCTTGTGGACAACCTGTAACTTTTGAAGAAAGCGATTTGTTTGGCACAGGAGGTCTTGATTCTACGGTAGAATGTACCGAAGGGACTCTTGACACAAAAGGTAACTGTGTTTGTCCAGACGGAACGCTAGAAGACATAAATGGTAAATGTGCAGATACTGTTGTAGACACAGAAGTTGACCCTAGATGTTCAAACCCTGCGTTTGCCGCACGTAACCCAAGTTTATGTGGTGGACAAACAACTTATACTGAAGGTCCGGGTTTTGGTTTTGGCGGTCAACCTCCTGAAACACGTTGTACCGATGTTAACGCTACTGTAAACGAAGATGGTAGCTGTGGTGATTGCAACAGTGGATTTACTAAAGACCCAAATACAGGTAAGTGTGTACCTTCTGGCAACGGGGGCGGTGGAACAACAAGCAGTACAATTTATGTAGCCCCTACAGTAAATTGTAGTCAACCTAAAGTTGGTTTTAGTCCTAGTTTTGATCCTACAGCTACAGCTAAGTACGCTGAGTATAGCGAAAGTTACGATGCTACTTGTTTAAGCGGGGGTGGAAGCAGCGGTGGAGGCGGTGGCGGCGAAGACCAATGTACTGGAGGTAAAGTACGGGTTAATGGTGAATGTGTTTGTCCTTCTGGTAAAACTGAAGTAAACGGGCAGTGTGTTTCTGTTGGCGACGGTGGTGGTGATACTACTACAGGAGGCGGTACTACTTTTAATTGTATCTCACAAAATAGAAAAACAAATGAAGATGGTTCTTGTGGTGAGTGTCTTCCCGGTTATGTATTAGATCCAGATGGTTTTGACCAATGTGTTAAAGATGACACAGTAATTACTGGTGGTCCAGAGCCTGAAGTTATTGTTCCTCCTGAAGAACCTCCTTCTACATCTTCTGGTGGTGGCGGTGGAGGCGGTGGCGGCGCTGGTGGTATGTTTACAGGTACTGTATCAGGTCTTAGCTACATGCCACAAGCACTGCCCGGAATACAAACCCCTCCACCAGTAAATGCTATGGCATCTATTGAAGGTCTTATTGGTCGTATGTTGACAGGAAATATTTCATGACATATTTAAATTTAGTAAACAACGTACTCAGACGATTACGAGAAGACACAGTAACTACTGTTACCAACGACACGTACAGCACAATGGTTGGTGACTTTGTTAACGACGCAAAGCAAATTGTAGAAAACGCTTGGGATTGGTCTAATCTTAGATCTACGTTGACGCTGACTACTGCTGCTGATGACTACACGTATTCGCTAACAGGCTATCAAGACCAAGGTAAAATTCTGAACATTGTCAACGATACGTCTAACCTTGTGATGGAGTACAGGCCACAGACTTGGTTTGACGATAAGTTCTTGGTTAACACACCGACCTCTGGCGCTCCGCAGTACTACACGTTTAGTGGCATAGATGGCTCTGGTGACGCACAGATAGATGTGTACCCTAAACCTGACGGTGTTTATTCTATCAAGGTTAAAAGTGTTATCAGAAACGTAGCGTTGAGCGGTGACGACGATGTACTAGCTATTCCTAGTCAGCCTGTCATACATCTTGCTGTAGCTTTGTTGGCTCGTGAACGTGGTGAAACAGGTGGTACATCTGCACAAGAATACTTTGCTATTGCAGATACGTATTTGTCTGATGCTGTTGCCCTTGATGCACAAAAGCATCCAGAAGAAACCATTTGGTTTACACCGTAGGGAGACACAATAGATGGCCCAGCCACTACAAAGTATTAACTTAGTTGCTCCCGGTTTTAAAGGAGTCAACACAGAGGATTCTCCGATAGCGCAAGATCCGTCTTACGCTGACGTTGCAGATAACGCTGTAATTGACAAGCGTGGTCGTATTGCCGCACGTAAGGGTGTTAGTGTTGTAACAACTGACAAGACAGAGTTAGGTACTGATTACGTACACAAGATTCATCACTTTTACGATGACGCTGGTAACGAAGTAATCTTCACTGCTGGCAACAACAAGATAATGACAGGCACGACTACGTTGACTGACGTAACTCCTGCTTCTTATACAATTACCGCAAACAACTGGAAGATCGTAAACTTCAACGACAAGGCGTACTTCTTTCAACGTGGGTACGATCCATTGGTGTACGACAACGCAAATGGGTTACGGACATTTACTGTAGTTAATGGTACAGCAACAGATGCTACTCTCAAATGTCACGAAGCTCTGTCAGCATACGGACGTTTGTGGGTTGTAGACAACGCAACAGATACCCAAACTATCTACTGGTCTGATTTGTTGATAGGTAACGATTTTACTGGTGGGTCTAGTGGTTCTATTGATGTATCTAAAGCGTGGCCTGATGGTTACGATGAAGTCAGGGCTTTAGCGGCACACAACAACACGCTGGTTATTTTTGGTAAGCACAGCATCCTAGTGTACGGTGGTGCAACAAGCCCAGCAAGTATGGCTCTTGTGGACACTGTGTCTGGTGTTGGGTGCATCTGTAGAAACTCTATCCAGAACATTGGTACAGACATTCTGTTTATGTCTAACTCTGGTCTGCGAAGTTTGGGCAGAACAATTCAAGAGAAGTCACTGCCTATATCTGACTTGAGCTTAAACGTAAAGACAGAGATTATTGAAGTAATTCAAAACAGGTCACTACCGACTGCCTCAGTGTACAGCCCAGAGCAATCGTTTTACCTGATTTGTTTTCCAGATCAGTCCACTATTTATTGTTTTGATCTGAAAGGTAGATTAGAAAACGGGGCGTACAGGGTAACCAGATGGACTTCTGTTCCGCACAGATCATTTATGCGACACACTGACGGCACGTTGTACATTGGTACGTCTGACGGTGTAGGCACTTACGACGGGTACTTAGATAACACATCAGTATACCAATTTAGATACTTTAGTCCTGCGTTGACGTTTGGTGATTCTAGTAAAACTAAGTTTCTAAAGAAAATTAAACCTACGTTGATTGGTGCTAACGAAGAAACAATATTTGTTAAGTGGGCTTACGACTTTAAAACTAACTACAAAAACTACGAGATTAGCGTAGGTAACCAAGTACCAGCGTACTACGGTATATCAGAGTACACAGTCGGTACATTTACTGGTGGAATTTTAACAACTAACCCTACGGTTAACGCCACAGGTAGTGGCAGTGTTGTAACCATTGGACTTGAGGCCGACATAGATGGTTCTCAGCTTTCAATTCAGGAAATTAACGTACTAGCACTGATAGGTAAAACAGTATGAGCAACTATACAAAAACAACGAACTTTACGGCGAAGGATACGTTGCCTGCTGGCGATACCAATAAGATCATTCGCGGTAGCGAGTTTGACACTGAATTTAATGCGATTGCAACTGCATCAGCAACCAAGGCGAACATTGCTTCTCCTACGTTTACAGGGACTGTGACAATACCCGCCCTAAACTTTACGGGAACTTTGTCTACAGGTACGATTGATGGAGGTACTTACTAATGGGAGCCTTAGATAAGTTTTTAGGTGCGCTTGGTATTGGTGCTGGAGTAGCAGGCGTCAAAGCTGGTTATGATAGACTACAAGA